ATGCAATACCATAAATACTCATTAACTGAGATTGAAAACATGATGCCTTGGGAACGAGACATCTATGTTGGATTATTAAAACAGCATCTCGAAGAAGAGGAACTTAAACGTCAGCAATCAAAGAATGGCTAAGCGTATAAATGCTACTATAGATAAAGAAACTAAGCAACTGCTTATTAATGACTTTGGATACCAACCCGTTGATCTTGAATCTTATACGGGTCAACTTCGTGCGTTAAAAGAGACTTTTAATTCACTTCAAATAAAAGATCCAAAAGATCCTAGATTAAAAGAATTAGCAATAGCGATAAAAGATCTAAGAGCACAGAGAGAGGTAGAGAAAGACAAGACTGGTAAATTAAAAGTAACAAGAAAGAGAAGAAAAGATGCTAAGTCATTAGAGCAAATACAGGCAGAGATAGATGCAAAGGATAAAGCGATAGCAGATAGAAAGGCGAAGAAGAAAAAAGATGCAATGAATTTCATATCACCAGGCTCTGCACCTGTTCCAGTTGACCAAGCAGGGGGTGATGGTGGTGGAGACATGTCATCAGCATTAGCAAAAATTTCTAGTGATGTTAACATTATTAAAGGTATTGTTGCAAGTCAGGAGTCAATTGAAAAAGATAAACTTGATGATACTAGAGAAGCACGAGAGAAAAAGAAAAGAACTATGAAAGAAAACCTTTTAGAGGGTGGGAAGAAAATGTATGATAAGGTTGCTGGTGCATTTGGAAAAGTTTTAGAACCAGCAAAAGGAATCTTTGAATCGATATTTAATTTCATAAAGTTATTCATACTCGGTGCAGGATTGATGAAGATACTTGAATGGTTTGGTGACTCTAAAAATAAATCAAAGATAACTTCTATATTCAGATTTCTGAAAGATTGGTGGCCTGCTATCGTTGCTGCTCTCATACCCTTCCTTGGTGGTATACCTTTGGTCATAGCTGTCATCGCTTTGGTGGTAGGATATCTCCCCAAGTTAATTGACACTGTAAAAATGTTATTTGGATTTGGTAAAAAAGTAGATGAAGAAATTGCAAAGAATGAAAAAGATTTAGAGAAAAGTGACACGGATGTAAAACTTGATGAACAAGCAGGAGAGGATCCACCTGGTCAGACAGAAACTGGAGAACAAATAGACACCACTGGTGCAGGAGAACAACCAAACGTTTCAGAACCTCAACAATTTAATCAAGGTGGAGAGGTTCCTGGCCAAGGAAACACAGACACTGTTCCCGCAATGTTAACACCTGGTGAATTTGTTCTAACTAAGGAGGCAGTGAATCAAGTTGGTGCTGATACTTTATATGGAATGAATGCTGCTGCTGGTGGTGTCGGTAAACCTTCACAACAACCAAAGGCTAAACCTGCGAAGAAGAAAATGAAAACTTCAACTGTTGGAACCATGATGAAGATGGGTGGGTTGAAGATGGGTGGCATGACAAACAATATGTCATACGCAGGTGGTGGGCAAGTTCCTGTACAAAACTACTTCTTGGGAGGATTAGTTAAGAAAGTAGGAGGTTTGATTTCTAAAACACCTCAAGCTCGTCTTATAAAATTTGCAGTAAATCAAGCTAGAAAAGCGGGAGTTAAACCACCTGCAGCGAAAGCATTGAAGGCACTTAAAAATTTTGGAGGTTTTGCAGGAACACCACCACCAACTCCTATGGAAGGTGGTGATGGTAGTGTTAATGAAATACCAAGTTTTAGTGTAACTGCACCTGGTGGTAGAGCAAAGGAACAGACATTGGGGATAAGGAGATAAGATATGCCATTAGGAGCCATAGTAAAAGCGGGTGCTAAATCACTTGCCAAAGATAAAGCAAAGAGTTTTATCACTGGAAAGAAAAAAGGAAAAGGTAGTGGGTTAGTAAAAAATAAAGTCAATAAAGAAATCATGGGAAACATGATGGGTAGGAAAATTGGTGGAGATAAAGGAAAAGCAGATATTCCAGCATCAAAACAAACTATTAATGTAACTGCTTTAGGATCTGACTCTCCTGTCAAATCAAGTGGTGGTAGTGGTGATATAAAAATTGTTCAAGATATTAGTCTTGCTGTATCAGAGATCGCTGAGAGTATGAAGAGTGGTCTTACCTTAAAAAATAAAGCAGTCGCAAAAGAAAGGAAGGCAGCAGAAAAAGATAAACGTGCAGCACAAGAATCTGACTTAGAGAAACCAGATGAACCAAAAAAAGAAGGTGGTGGAATGCCTCAATTCAAAGTTCCTGGTGCTGGATTATTGAGTGGTATATTTGGATTCATCACGAAGTTCATATATGGTATAGTCATATTAAAATTAATAGAATTTCTTCCTCAACTTAAAAAACTTCTTGGTATTTTTAAAATAGCACAACCTTTGTTTAATGTTATCACAGGTGTTGCTGGAGGTCTGTTTGATTTATTGACAACTTTTGTTGACTTTGGATATAAGATTGCTGATGGTGCAGAACAATTAGTGACTAAAATTTTTGGTGAAGAGGGTGCTGAAAAATTCAGAACATTCATGGAGAATGTAAAAAATTTAATTAATGCATTTATAATATGGAAAGTTATAGGTGAAAAAATATTTAAGTCAGTTATAAAAAATATAAAAAATGCATTCAAATTAGTTAAGAATTTTATTAAGAGAGGCCTAAATCTTGCATCTAAATTATTTCCGAATATCGCTAAAGGTGCAACAAAATTATTTCAAGCAGGAAAAGGATTGGTAACTAAGGGTTTAACAAAAGTAGGTGGATTTGCTGCAAAGATATTTGGTAAGGCTTCAGGAGTTATTGCACCTGCATTTAAGGGTGCTAAACCATTTCTTTCTAAGTTCTTTGGTAAGATTCCAATCGTAGGCCCTCTTGTTATTACTATTGTATCTCTACTGTCAGGAGAACCAGCATCTCAAGCAATCTTCAAAGGATTAGGTGCTGCATTAGGTGGTGCACTTGGAACATTCATACCCATACCAATTCTCGGAACATTGATTGGTGAAACGATTGGTGTGTTTGTTGGTGATTTGTTGTATGAATTATTGATGGGTAAAGGTATCGAAGGTGTTGGTCAGAAATTAAAAGATACATTTACAACTCTCTTCAAGGGAGGAAAGATGGTGACAGATTGGATTGGTGGAGGAATCAAGGCCTTCATAAACAATGTGCTCAAAACAGACCCTATTGAAGTGGCAGACGGAAAACCAAAAGGAATTAGAATGGCACTTACCAGAGGTACTAAATTCTTTAAATTGTATGATTTATTTAAGAGTCTTGGATTTGCTGGAGGAAAGGATGGTCAAATAGATAAGTTCCCAAATCTTCTTAATATACTTAATCCTCTTAAGTTCTATCCTCTATTATTCAAATCTTTCTTTGGTGACAGGAATGAAGGTGAAGCTGTAACTAACGGTGGTAGCACTGGTAGCACCGCAGTTGTTTCTGATAATCAAGATAATAAGAATGATGCAAATGCAGAGGCAGTGGCAGCAGAGACAACATATGAAAGTGGTGAGGGTGATGCTGTGATTATACCTGTTCCGATTGAAAAAACTAAAACAGTTTCAACTGGAAGAAGAAATAGAAGAGGTAGTGGAGCTAAAACAAGAGTGGTTGTTATAGATGACACTGAACTAGCTTTGTACGGAGGTAAATAATATCATGAGTAATAGCACACAAAATTCAGCACCAGCAAGCATCACAAAGGCAGATATAACCTCTAACGTAGATACAGAAAAATCTGTTAGTTTAGTGAATGGAATACTTCGTATGACTTATCATGAAAGTATACTACAGGATAGTGTTAAAGCATATGTTGTGTTTAGTGATGTTGGAAATGCAATTGAAGGTAAGTCTGCAGTAGAGGGTTTACCTATTATAGGAACAGAAGATTTTAGGTTGGAGTTTGAGGATAATAAAGAGGAGAAAATCAAAGTTGATATGATTGTTAACAAAGTAAAACCAGTATATGAAGATGGATCCAAAAATGTTATTAGTTTGGAGTTAGTGTCTGAAGAATTTATTCGTAATGAAATGGGTGAGAACAGATGTAGAACTAGAGAGAATGGCCTCATATCTGATAGTATTGAAAAAATATTTACAGATAGATTAAAATCTGAAAAAGAATTAGACATAGAACAAACAGCGAACAGATATAATTTTATCGGTAATGGTCGTAAACCTTTTTACATGTTAAATCTTCTCTCTAAACAGGGAGTTCCATCAGGTAGTGATGGTAGTAGTGCTGGATTTCTTTTCTTTGAAACTGCTGACGGTTATCATTTTAAATCCATTGAAGGATTATTCAAACAGGATAAAAAGAAATCATATATTTTTAATAATTCCACTGATACACAAGTAACTCCTGCTGGTTATGATGGAAAAATATTAGAACACAAATCAGATAATTCAATTAATGTTCAATCAAAAATGAACATGGGTGCTTACAAAACTAAAATAGTTTTATTTAATGCTTATGATTGTAAATACGAGGTGATAGAACAAACTGCTGAAGAGGTTAAGGAAGATGTTGAATTAGCAGGAAAAGATTTACCTAAATTTAATTCTAAATTTGATAGTGATCAAAAAGATTATACTAGAACTACATTATATTTGGTTGATAGTGGAACTCTTCCTGACGGTGATACTCAAGAACAGGTGGAAGGAAGCACATTACCTAATTTTGAGGCAGTTAGAACATTAAATCAATCTATTCGTAGATACAATCAACTTTTTTCTGGTATGATGGAGGTAACTATCGCTGGAGACTTTAGTTTACATGCAGGAGATGTAATATTTGTTGACATATTCTCCGTTCAAGCAGAGAAAGATGATACATTGAATAGGGAAAGTGGTGGTCTATATATTATAGCCGATTTATGCCACTTTATTGATGCTGGTGGAACTTATACTAAATTAAATTTAGCAAGAGATTCATTTGGCAGAAAAGGTAATCATAGTACAACAACATAGGTAACTTATGAAAAGCATAGAAGATCACATTGCAAAAGACAAAGAGATCCTTGCAGATCCAAAAACCTCTGAACCCATGCGTCATCATATTGAAGATGAGTTGCATGACTTAGAAGAATATGTCGAACATCATAAAGATGAGATCAAAGCAGGAGATCATCATGACCCAAATGTTCTAGAAGTATTCTGCGATATACATCCTGATGAACCAGAGTGTCTGGTATATGACGATTAAAAAATATGGAATCGTCATCGTTATTTAATCCTGGTTTTTTAGGAGGCAGTTTTTATTGGTTTATAGGCCAAGTCGCTGACGATTCAACGTGGAGAGAAAATCAAAACCCGACCAAGTTTGAAAAGGTTGAGGATATGCCAGCATGGGGATATCGATATAAGGTTAGAATTATAGGTCATCATGAGCAGGATGAATCTGATGTAACGGCAGAACAACTTCCTTGGGCTCAAGTGATGTATCCCGTGACTGCTGGAACAGGTCATGGTGGATCATATCAAACACCTGCGATCAAACAAGGAAGTTTTGTATTTGGTTTTTTTCTTGATGGAAAAGATCAACAGACTCCTATAATTATGGGTTGTCTTGGTAACAACGCTAAGACTAAACTTGAGAGAAAAATGGGAACTGAGGGTAGTGGTGGAAAGAACTTCTCTCCAGTAAGTTTCTTCGCTAAAATGTTAGATCCAGAACCTAACGAACAAAAGAAACTTAAAGATGCAGATCTTGCACCAGGCCAAGCAGGAAACGAGGTGTATAGTTCTCCATCATCAGAAAATGTAACAAAAGAAGCATCAGATGCAAATAATTTAGATACGACTGCTGATAGAAAATATAACACTGTTTTAGAAGAAAAACATACACTCGCTTGCCCCAATCCAGATACGCAATCTGATACAAAAAATATACAGACTGTTATATCACAATTGACATCTCAAATAGAAGCATTTCAAAACTCTCTGACAGAAGCTGATCTCGCTTCTAGTTTACCAATTGTGCAGAATAATAAAGACATAGACAAAGCAATTGAAGATGCATCTCAAGAGATGTCAAAATTCATGAAGGGCACAATGAATAAACTTCAACAGTTTACAACTAAACAGTTTAATGAAAAACTTGCACCTTTAGAGAATCTTGCTCCACCATCACATGCTTTGGAATTATTGAACAAAAAAGTAGAGGGTCTAGAGAAAATTGCTTGTATGTTTAATGGTATGGCAGGCCTTGCACTCGCAGGATTAATTGCAGCTGCTTTAAAGAAAGCATTCAACAGAAAAAAGAAAAAGGCAGAGCAAGTAGCTGCTAATGTTGCCACATCTGAGGCAGGAGTTGCTGGTGTCAGCACTTCATCAGTAATACCAAGCGTTCCTGTATTAGACACACCTGGTTCTGGTGATGTTCCACCTCCAACTCCTGATGGATTCTATAGACCTACACCACTTTGTGAGACTGAGGAGATAATTGGTGAGGTATTAGGAGGAACTATCAATACGATCATGTCAGGATTTGATAGTGCGATTGGCCCTGTGATTGATGAAATTCAAAATTCTTTAGGAGGATCATCTACCGAAACTGGATCAGAAAATAGTGGAGTAATTGATAATGCTATAAATGAAAATAATGTTTTGGCATCTCTTTCATCTGGAGATTTAGTTTTGAGTATATCACAAACAGTGGCAGATCGAGCTGGGATAGATCCTAATTCTGTGGGGGGTGCAAATCGTTATTGGGCAGATGGTAATTACGGCTTTGGATTAATTTCTTTTATTGATGCTGCTGGTCAAAACACTCCAGATAATCAAACATTAATTGCAAATGCATTATCATTAATTGATGATAGTTCAGATCCTAATGGTATCGCAGCAGGATTAGCCTTAACAACAAACATACTTGGTATTGATGAAAATATTTTAACTGGAATAGGAAATGCTTTTGGAGCAATTAGAACTGGTAACATACCCAATCTACTTTCTGCTGCAGCTGGTTTAGCAGCGACTAATCCAAGAATATTAAATGCTATTGCTAATCGAGGAGGTTCTCTTGCTGGATCAATCCCTACTGGTTTGGGATTAGGTGCATTAGGTGGTATGAACTTTGACATAGTAAGTGCATTAAATTTTGTTAATTCAATAACTAAAATATTTGATTGTGATCCCGATCCAGAGTGTTCACCAAATGATGAGCACACAATGCAAAGTGGAGGCACGGGAACTGGTAAACCTAACATGTCATCAGTTGCCGAATCTGCTAAAGATTCTTCACAGACCGTGAAAGAGAGAAAATCTTATGGAACTAGTATAGAAAAGTTGAGTTCTAGTAAAGAAGGTGTTAAAATAAAGAAAGTATTTGCTAAACCTAAAACTAGAGAAAAAGAATTGACTAATCTAGTCGGTTATGTAAATGGTCAACCTTATTATGGAGATTTCCATATTCATCAAAGAGAAGATGGAAGTGTTGTTAAAATGGTTGGTATCGCACATACAACCACACCACATAGTATCATATATGACACAGTTAAGGAGAGTTTAGAATAATGCCAATATCGCAAACCTCATTTGACAATATTAAAGTCGGATACATCAGCGAAACTGATGGATACGTTCAAAATGTATCAGTTTCTGATGCAAATGCGTATGCAGAATTGAATCCAGATACAGAATTTATTTTTATTGATGGTGATGAGAAGGTAAGATTTTTGACAATTAATGAAGTCAATGCACTAACTCCCAAAAATCTAAGAAGATCAGATCCTTGTTTAACTGGAGATCAACCTTGTGGCCCACCTACACTTAAATTTTTTGGAGGTGGAGGTGTTGGAGCGAGTGCGAATCCAGTGGTAGATATTAATGGTAACTTGATTGCAGTCGATCTTGTGAGTGGTGGATTTGGATATAATATACCTCCACAAGTTCAAGTGATTGATCCGTGCAATAATGGTAGTGGTGCTGTTCTTCAAACAATATTAGGAACTGGTGCTTTGACTGGAGTTGTTGTTCAAGTAATTGTGAAGGATAGTGGTCAAGGTTATCTTCCACCAGCACAAACAGTTCCACAATATCCTGCTATCATAGAACTCACGGGTGTGACTGTTACAAATCCAGGCTTTAATCATAATTGTGGAGTTGATACAATAGAAATAATACCAAGTAATGGAACCGTTCTATCTTATAACTGTGATCCTTTTGGTAAAATAAAATCAGTATCTGTTGATAAAGGTGGTAGATTTACAGAATTACCACAAATCAGAATGAATACTGAAACTGGAGTTAACGCAACTTTCGTTCCTAATTTTGATATTATTCGTGATCCACAACCAGTTGAACCAGTATTAACAGATGTAGTTCAAGTGTTTGATTTAGTTGGGTTAAATATAAATGGTTACGTTGATGGTAAACCATACTATGGAAACGTATATTATGTAAATGGTATCAGATATGCAGGAACATCTGCAAAAACATCTGGAACTAATATCATTGTCTATGATACTCAACTCGCAAGTATTCAAAAGAGACAAATTGAAGGTTCAATTGCTCCTAGTCAAATAGAGGAAACTGAAACAAGAGAGGATACTATAGAAGCTATAAGTTCTCCATCAAGAGGAAGTTACTCTACGACACCAACGAGTGCTCCATCAACAACACCAGCGACCAGCACACCAAGCACAACACCTGCAACTGGTGGTGGATATTCGACTCCATCTACACCAGCACCTGCACCATCAACACCATCAACACCAGCACCACCATCATCTAGCCCACCTAGCAGTGGTGGCGGTGGTGGATACGGAGGATATTAATGTCTGAGAAAAAGAATTTTTGGAACCAAGTAATCAGTGCCATGAATGGTGCAATTACCTTTGGTAAAATAAGCCCAAAGGGTGATGTTACTTCTAGTGTTCACATTCAGGCATTAGATGGTAGACACTTCATGTCTTTTGATGAAGATGGCCCAAGAACTGGTTATACTTTATTAAATTCACCAGGTTCAACCTTTATTCATAGTGGTGAGGATCTAGAACAACAACAAGAAGCAATCATGATTCTTGCTAAGAATGGTGACATACATCTCAAAGCAACGAAGGGTAAAATTAAATTAGAGGCCCTTGATATTGAACTTGTTGCTAATGGTAATGCTCCACAGGGTGTTATTTGGGCAAACGCATATGAGACCTTGAAACTTGACTCAAAAAATGTTACAATAGATGGAAAGCAATCTTTGAAGGTTATGACATCAGGTTTGTTAGCATTGAGAG